TGGCTGAACTGGTACTGGGTGGTGGTAACTTTCATTTGATCATCTCCTTGTTGGGTTTCTAGGTGCTCCGTAGCACCCTCGTCAGACCGGTCGATTCCGGTGACCCTACCGCGACCAGTTCACTCTGGTCTTAGCGCATCCGGGCGATTGGGCCGTTAGTCCCTTTCGTTCCCGCCATCTTGCCGTGAGCGGTGTGTATTTGTTTGTAGGTCTAATATATAGGATAAGGGTACGTGCGTCAACCCCTTCTCAGCTATGAATCTGGTTGAATCTTGGGCAATTTACCCCAAAACAGCTCAAATCTCGGTAAAATTAGCAAAACGCCCCATCCTTATCTTAAGAAGGGGCAAACGCCTGACCGGATAGGGGCAAACGCCCAGAGCGGCGCGAGATCAGGCGGGGCGGCGCGGTAGGACTACTCAGCGGGGCGAGCGGCGTCTGCGGGGCATCCGATAACGGATTGTCCACAGCTACCCTGTATCGGTCAGGCTAGGAGATAGGGGCCGGGACGGCAACGCGGAGGGCCGAGACGCGGGAGGCTATTACCGCGCTCGGCCCTGGTGAGAAGGGAGACAGTGACATCGTACACCAGCGATCAATCGCCGTCTAGGCACTTACCGTCCATCGTTTTATCCCAATGCCTGACACAGAGCCCGTCGGCTAGGTCGCCGATTACCGCGCAGCGACGTATCCGGCACAGCCCGTGTGAAATTGGAGGCATAATCACGGGCTTGGATCGTGAGCGGATATGTTGCGGCCTGGGTGGCCTGGGTGGCCTGGGATTAGGCATCCGACTGGAGAACGTCTTTCGATAACGCGATGATCCCGGCGATACAGCCTACGCCGATCTCGTTCTGGCCTGACCTGATGGACAGGATCGCGATGGCTCCAAGCAAGCACAAACTGAGGAATATTTGCGGACGAACCTTCCCGACGAAATGGGTTAGATGTTCCACGATGCCTCCTACTACGGCGGGCTAATGGACACCTCGACGTTATCGACGATGTTCGCGATTTTATAAATCGTGGAGGTACTGACCACAAATTCCTTAGTTCCGAACCCGTTTCCTGCGCCCACCTCAAGGAATTCTACGTCAATCGTCCCTGCTTTGATGCGCGACAGGATGCACGGCCCGCCCTTGGTGTAGATATTGCTCAACTTCAACACGTCGACCTTCCCATTAACTGCGCTGGTCGGCGCACCGATGCGGATTTGGTCATAGGTGCCTCCGCTCGTCACCATCGAGTCGGCCCGGTTGCCGCCGCCGATGGCCCGCGCTCTGGGAGTCCCTGCCACCGGGCTGATACTCTGCCCGTCTGAGGCGTTGTACCGGATGTTGAGGGTATGGGCCTCGACGTCGCTCATGGTGAAATTTGTACATCTCCAGCGGTTGATGATGAGGTGGCCGACCTCAAGCCACGTCGCCGTGAATCCTGATGAGGCCGCAGTCCCGCCGACAACGATCACGTTGCTCTGGCCAGAGGGAAGCGTCGAGCCGGTGAAAGCCGTACCCACGGTCACGTTCTCGATGGTGATTTCACCGACAGGAGTCGTCCCCAGGTCAACCTTCAGAGTATTATCTGAATCGCTGTAGCTCATCGGGATATCCATCGGCGCAGAGTATACGCCGGAGTCGCCCCGACCGAATGACCGCTCCGACAGAATCGTCTCATTGACGACGACCCCACCGCCCGCCGTACCGCCGATGGCGAGCAGTGCAATAGCAGCATGCGGGTTTAATCCGCAAGCACGAAGGACGGTATAGGGTGCCTTCACAGCTACCCACATACCCCGCCACTTGGCCGATTCGGTATGAGCATATTCGACCTTCGCGACGACCCAATCTCGCCTGCCACACAGCATTCGGTAGAACGCCAAGGGCGAACGCCACAGGAACAGGGCTTGGAAACATATCCCGGCCCATACCCACCTGAGACACCATAGAACGCCTCTGAGGGACGCTGAGATGCCTCTACGGGGCCAGTACCAGACGAGTCTCGTCGGGAGACCCCAGACCAGGAACACCAGAGCAATCCATACCCCCGACAAATACCGCATCAGCCTCCTCGGATCACGGCGAGCTTACGCCGGACGTCCCTCATCTGATTTAGCACGGCCTGAACCCGCGGATCGCTGCCCCTGTCATGGAGGACGTCCTCGACGGCGACGAGTAGATTCTCGACCTCGCGGAGCAACGTCAGCATGGCGCGGAGTCGGCGCGAGAATCGGGCGAGGAAGTCTATCATCAGACCTCGACCTCGCGGAAGAATATCACCGCGTCAACGATGCTATCGCCCGACCCTGACGTTCGTTGTGCTGTCATTTTGATGGTATGGGACGATACTGCCGGGTTTTCCTGCAACCCCGATAAGCCATTTATGTTCGCGTCGAGACCCGCGCCAGTGATCCCGGTGACGGTGGCGAGGAGCGTCGTTCCGAAATATAGCTTATAGGTATACGTGTCTGATGCATCTCTCGCGTGTCCCGCCGCAAATATGGCCCAGCTTCGATTCGCAGCCCCTGGCGTCGCGGAGTGGGTTACAACGTCGGTCTCCGAGGACGAGACTGTCGCTGCCGCCTTCGACGACCCCGAAGCCGCCGAGGTAGGTATATGGGTATGATCTCCCGCCGCCGCCTTCACGGAGGTCGTGCCGAGGCTCCGCAGGCTCGCCGTGCCGGCGGACGCATCTGCCGCCGTAAGATTCACCACGCTCGACCCGTACCATTTCAGATCATTGCCATCCCGTTGCAACTCTCCAGCGGCGTCAGGTGCGCCTTCGTCGGCGAACGTCAGATTCACCAGAGCCGTGAGGGTCAGGCCGGACATACTCGCCGCGCCCATGCCAGCCGCGCCGCTATGGGCATGGGTACTCAATACCAAAAGATTGTCCCGCACGTCGACGTTCAGCATTTCTGCCGTCACGATGTCGTCGCTGATTCCCGTCCAGTCCCTCGGAGTCGTCCAGGCCATCTATCATCTCCTAACAGGTTGCGCCATCATTTGTCTCGCCACGCCGTTTGTGGCATTGCCACATTGTTTGTGGCGAGTCACGTTTATTCCGAATTAGGTGTGACTTTTCCCTACTGAGCCGCGAATCGGAACGGGAATTCATACGGGAAGCCCTTGCTGACAATCCGAGACAGCCATAGCAGCCGGGGCGGTGGCTCCCGCCTCGCCTGCCGTACCATCGGCCTCGCTGTAACGGTCGTCATGCCCATCAGTGCGTATGGTTCCCGGCTGCGGCCTGAGTCGATCCGGTTCCCAGTGTTCGCAGGCTTGCGGTTCCCGCCACTGCGTCGGCGTACAGCCCGACCAGCGCGGCCCCGTAGTATTCAAGGTTATTACCAACCCGCCGAAGCTGACCCGCCGTCGATGGACTGCCGCCAGGGGCAGCGAGTACCAGCACCTCCAGGGCCGACAGAGAGACGCCTGACAACGTCGCGGAACCGTTACCAGCCCCCCCGCTATGGGCGTGTCCCGAAAGGACGTCGCTGTTCGCCTTGATTTGGGCGTTGAGATCGCTCGCAGAGACCATGCTACTCGTCCAGCTTTTCGGCGTTGTCCAGGCCATCAGAAGGCCGGGACGGTCGAGGTGCCGAGGACTCCGACGCCCAGCACCCAGAACTGGGAATACCCACCGGAGGCGGGCGATAGCTGCCAGACGGTCGTATGCTCTTGACCTCCCGCCGTGACCTGGTGCCGCTCGGACTCGATGAAGAAGTCCTCATTGATCCCCAGCTTCGCGTCGCCGGTCGCCGTGACCGTGATCCGGTCGGACAGGTCGCGGGATAATGCCTGCCCGATATTGCCGGAAGCCGAGGCCGGGATCGTCAGCGTCAGAATGTTCGTGGGCGACGCGGAGACTGAGACCTGATAATCGCACCAGTCCTGAGCCTCGGAAGTGGTCGGGATAAATTTGGTCTTGGCGACATATTTCCGCTCCCCGTAGATGCCCTGGGAGGTCGTGTCGATGGCCCGCACGATGCAGGGATTCTTGGTGCTGACCGCCGTCCCTCGCGCCTGGAGTTTGGTCACGTACCCGCTCGACCCGGTCGCCGAGTTGGTCAGCGTGATCGCCATCCGCTCCGCAGTCTTGGTCTGGGTCACCGTGATGTCGCCCGTCAGGTTTGTTCCGCCGCCGCCGGAGGCCGAATTAAGCAGGAAGTCCGTCGTCGCCGCCGGAGTCGTCCAGGCGTCGACCTCCATCGCATTATTCGCGGCATCAGGGTTCGGGAACTCAGCCTCAAAGGTTTTCGCCTCGCCCGGTGCTAGGGTGGGCGATGCCGAGCCGGTCTCAGGATGCGTCCAGAGTACCGCGACGGAGGCTGTATCGAAGGTTCTTGCAGTTGCCTCGACATGATTGACGATCGTCGATAGCGGGTCGGCCTGGGCGATAGCCTCAAACGTATGCGCGGCCCCGTCAGCATCGGTGAACGTGGCCTGGGAGGTCGTCGAAGCCGTCTCGGTCAGCCTATGGTATCGGTTCTCAAAGGCGACCTGCCCGCTCTTGCTTTCCTTGATGAACCCGGCCTCGGCTTCCTCGACGAGGCGCAGGGCGTCGATGGTCTTCTTGCCCGACATCCAGAACCGGGAGATGGTGGTCTTGCCAGTGTCGAGGTCGCGGTCGTCGGCAGATGTCCAGCCAACGTCGTCGAGGATGTCTCCGACGGCCTGATCGGTCCGCCGGTTGGTCTGCGAGGCTAACTGGGTCTCAAACTGGTTAAGATAGCCCAGCGTACCAAAGGCCGTGAGGGTCGCCGTCTTGCGACCCGCCGCAGCCGGGGCAGGCTTGATCCGGTCGAGCTTGCCCTGCCAACGGACGCCATCATTGAACGCAATCGGGAACGTGTACGGGAAGCTACCACTTCCGGCCTGGAGCTTGATCGAGCGGCCTGGGAGGATGTTGCCCGTCAGGGCCGAGGACGTATTGCTCGGCGAGTACTTGCCGTCGGTATTTATCAGCACCGCGGAGAGTTTGCCGGCGACCGACCGACCCTGGAGGGCCGAGGCATAATCCCGCCCGCGGCTCCATGTCACCGATAGGGTATCGCCGGAAATGTCGTCGTTGGAATCGGTAAAATCCCCGTCGTTATTCCAGTCGACGAGGAGGGTATAAGAGCCTGACATCAGGCCGTCTCGACAACAGCCACGGCTTCGGCATCCGCCCCGTTAGTCGACGCCTTGAGCGCGTCGAGGTCGGCCTGTATCTCCGCTCGATGCCGCTCGGCTATAATCCGACGGAGTTGCTCCGCTGCCAGAGGGTTCTGCGCGATCAGCAACTGGAGGTCGGCGTCTGTGATGCCCTCAACTACAGGCATTATGATCCCCAATCCTCTGCCTGCAATTCAGCGAGCAACAACACTCTCTGGGCCGCCAGCGACGTGTCAGCCTGATCAATCAACGACCGAAGCTCCCTGCGTTCGATTTCCTTGTCGATCTGCCTTTCAAGCCAAGCGGTCAAAATCACATCTATCTGGCTTGAAGTAGTCGGCACCCCCACCCCATCCTCGGTTTTGGCAAAAACCCTATCCAAGCGGGCTCGCTTGGTAATATTGATCGGAATTGTAATGCTCATCGTATGAACTCCTACAATGCGGTTATTGTGGGCGCAGTCGTGAACTGGTAGTAGATTAGCTCAACCATGCATGTCACCCTTGCGCTGGATTGAGCAGAAGACCCCGTCAGGTCGACGAGGAATTGCACGTCTATCTGATACTCGCTAGTTTCTACCACAGACAATGTTACAGTCGTAATATCTCTTTCTGATGATGTCGTTGCCGCCGAGGCGGTTTCGGCGATCTCTGTGACTGTGCTGTTGGCACCAGTGCCGTCATTTCTCACCGCCCGGCAGAAGACAGCCTCGAAACCCTTTGATGCGCTGTGCGGCGAATCTGACGCTCCAGGGTGTGAGATCAGCGCATATACCTTACACACGTATGACCCACCATCGTCGTCGCCGGACTCGTTGGTGGTCTCGATCCTGAATACAGACGTTGCCGAATTATCGGCTACCGTTTTTTCGGGAATGGCTTTACGAATCACCTTATCCTGTACCAGCGCACCTCCAGTTATGACACCTGACGTCGTGATGGTACTCGACCCGTTGTTAATGGTTCCGAAGCCCGTGTTAATACTGCCGGAATTTAGGACTCCGACAGTCGTTGCCGAGGTCGTGACAACACCGGATGCCAGTGTCGACCCCGTCAGGCTCCCCGCCGCCGCCGCAGCCGGAGCAGCCCATTTAACGCCGGTCGTCTCTCCCGAGTCGGCTGTCATAACGTGGTTATTAGTCCCGACGCCGAGCATCTGAGGATTACCGGAACCGTCTCCGATTAGGACGTGGCCCTTAGTCGACATATCTATCGACCCAATAGCGGAGGAACCATTGCCGACCAGGACGCCGTTCTGGGTCAGGGTGGAGACCCCCGTCCCGCCATACGCCACCCCGACGTCCGTACCCTGCCAGACCCCGGTCGCAATGGTGCCGAGGGCCGTGATAAAGGACGTTGCCTGCCAGTCTGGCTTACCACCGGTGACCCGCAGTACATCGTTCGTGGAGCCGATTCCGAGCCTGAGCAGCTGGGAGGTAGTGTCGGCGTAGATGATGTCACCAACGGCCTGATTCGCGACGACATGCGCCCCCACGGCCTCCCACTCGGCCTGGGTTAATTCTGTTCCGACGGAGCCGTGCTTGAGTTCGTTTGCCATGTCCTACCTCTAAGCCGTCGCTAGAATGCCGCCGAACCCGCCCCGGCGAACGCCGTCCTGTATCGCCTCGGTGACCCGCTCCTCGAAATCATCGAACCCATACGTCGGGCCGAGGATGTTGATCGTGATCCCGCCCGCTCCTCCACGCCCCAGAGGGATAACCGCCTCCGGGCCGCGCTCTCCGATCATCGCCAGGGTCGGCGATGTTACGATCCCGCCCGCCGCAAGGGCCGGTATTTCTGGGATGTTAAGGCTGAACCCCTTACCGCCGATCCCCGGAACCCACGACGGCACCTTGATGCTGATCTTGTTCGCGCCTCGGATCATCAGGTTCAGCGCAGCGATCAGGAGGTTGACATAGCCCTTAATCCCGTCCACGACGAGGCTGACCGTGGCCTTCATGCCTTTCCAGATCGTGTCCCAATTGTCCTTGAGGAACAGCAACCCCTTGATCAACGCACCGCCTGGAAGAAGCCAGCCCAACTTAGAATTGAAAACGCTACTCATCCCGCCCAATACGGTATCAAATAATCCCTTAATTTTATTCCAGACCGTCTCCCAATTGTCCCTCACGAGTTTAATGGCCTTGATCAGCGTACCGCCTGGGAGGAGCCATCCCAGTTTAGAATTGAACACCGACTCTAGCTTTTCCATAACTATCTCAAACGTGGCCTTTATGGCTCCCCATACCGTGTCCCAGGTCTTCTTCACCGTTTCGACGATCTTATTCCAGTTCTTAAAAATGAGAATACCCGCTACTATTGCCGCGCCAATCCCAATGATTATGAGGCCGATTGGCCCCATCGCGACGTTGAGAGCCGCCATTGCCGCCGTCTGGAGCCAGGTCGCCGCCGTTGCTATAGTCTGGGATGCAGCCATCGCAGAGATGCCGGTGGCAATCGCAGGCATCATGATCACCATCGGGCCGAGGCTGGTCGCCAGATTCCCAATCGGAGTCAGTGCGCCCTTGACCCGGTTTTTCATAATGTCGAACTTGTCCGACATCGTCAGTGTCGTCGCTCCGAGGTCTGCGACCTTGCCCTCGGAGTTCTCCATTGCCTTGACTAGATCGCCAATCGCGAATCCTCCCTTATCTATCGCGTCCTTAAACCGGATGCCCGCCCCGGCACCGAACAAGTCCATCGCGAGAGCCATGCCCGCGGTATCTGTCTCGGCGTTTTGTATTTCATCGATGGCGTTTTGTAGCCCGCCCGTGATGTCTGTGACCCCTTCGTCTGCTAACTTCTTAATGGCCGTATTTAGCCCCGGCATCATCTTACCGACATCAAGACCCTTCGCTTCCATGTTCGCGATCAGGGCTGTTGCGTCGGTCAATGGAAGGCCCAGTTCGTTCAACTGCGGGCCGAACTTTACGACCTTGTCGGCGAGCTCTGTCATCGGTACGCCGACTGCTTGAGATGCGGCAGTTAGTTGATCGAGGAACTTCTCAGTGTCCTCCACAGGTTCGCCCATCGCGATCATTGCATCGGCGACCGATTTGATCATCGGCGCGGCGTCTTCACCCATCGCCCTGGAAACATCGAGGAAGGCTTTTGTGACGTCCTCTAATGCCTCGCCCTCCAGGCCCATCTCGGTGTTTACATCAGCAATTGCCCCTGCGACCGTTGCCGCGTCCTGCGGAACCGTTCCCCACACGTCTTTGAAGCTCTGGGTCAGCCCTTCCAGTTGCTCCCCGGTTGCGCCTGTCCCGGCGGCGATTGTGTTCGTCGCCTCCTGGTATTCCTGGCCGAGTTTCGCCGCCGCTCCAGCGGCCAGCGTCAGACCACCGGCGGCCATAGCAACGCCCTTCATGGCGGTCTTGAACTTCCCGCCCATGCCCTTGACGTTCTTCTCGGCCTTCGCCGTGTCGGCGTCGACCGTTATGGTGACTGTATTAGCCACTCGATTCGTCCTCCACCTTGCCTTCGCTTACGATTGCCAGCATCCGCAATATCCCGACGTCCTCGTCCAATAGCTGGGACGGCAGGCAGCTATACCGCTGGCAGATGCCGTC